ACTATTTAGCTAATGTCTTCACCACCAGCATCGGAAGTTCTTCCCTTATATGCTTCCCAGTAATGAACTTGCATTTCTACTGTAAACTCTTGAATAGTATCAGTAGTTTCATAGTTCAAATCAATAGAAGAGATATTTGTTGGGAAAACATCCTTAAACACATAACTTCTAAGAATTTCTCCAGTACGATCGAGTTGATGTACTTTAGCATCTACTTGATAATTTGCAGGATCAGTTTCTCCAGTTCCATTATCAAGTTTGTTAATGTAGTTCATCCACTTTTCAAAAGCAGATCTAATATTGAAAGATGTGTCATTGAGAACTGTAATAGTCCAGGTCTCAAATGTTCTGTCACCAGCAATTTTTAAAATTCTTCCTCTGAAAGGAATATCAATTGGTGCTACTGTTGATGCTGGAAGTGCTGCTGCCTTTACCAAAAACCTTGCATTTTCAATAACTTCATTTTCAGCTTGAACTGCAACCCCCGAAGGGAAAGTTAATTCCACTTCGAAGAGGTTGGGTCTTGCTCCACCACCTTTTAATTTGCTTTTAAAATCACTGATGGTTCTTAATGGTAAAGTATTTACTTGTTGACGATTTGCCATTGTTTCTTAAACCTCTGAATTAAACGTTACCGATAACTTCTTCAAATGAAACACCAGTTCTGGTGGCAACAAACGTAAGACCAATGAAGTTGATAGATCTTGCGGGTTTGATATAGATATCTGCCACAAACTCATTATTATCTATAACTGCAGCAGTGTTATTTGTCTCATCGCAAACAACAACAAAGTCAAAAATACCTCTCTTTGCTTGAACATCACGAAGGAAAGGTTCTACAATATTTACAAAGTTTGTTCTTGTAATTTCGTCATTGAACTCAAAGAGTTGATCCTTGGCAGCAGCAGAAATTGCATCTTCCAAATAGATAAACAATCTACGAACATTGATACGATCAAATGCCGATGATTTGCCATATCCGGTTTTGTCACCAAAGAGAATAATGCCTGCACCAGGTGAGAAGATAACTGGATTAATTCTATTAGAATATAATTTATCTCTCTGTGCCTTATTGGGTGTATATGCAAGTTTAACTGCGTTCAGAATTCCTCCTCTATTTGTTCCGGCAGGTGAGAACCAGGGGAAGTTATTTACATCATTTCTTGCACAAAGACCTGCAATATCTCCATTCAGAGGAACATATCTAAAGGTGTTTGCAAATCTATCAAACATATACTTATATCCACTATCAAAAATTGCATAAGTGGATGAAGTAATGGGAGCATAGAAACTGAGAACATTCTCAGTAATATCTGCATCAGATCTAACAGTTACTTCCCTATCATTGGTAGTATCTGTAATCGCAGCACCTCTATAGGGTGAGATAAATGCGATTGCATCTTGTCTTGCCTCGGCAACTGCAATACATTTATTTGCAAGTGCCTGTGCCTCTTCTTTACCATATCCAGCAGATCCCATCAGAATGAAATCTACATCATACTTTTCAGTATTTTCAAATAATCCATATCCAGTTACTAATCCATCTAAACCAGAAGTTAAGGCACCAGATTCAGAAAGTCCAGTATTGCCTCCATAGTCTGCACCTTTTTCAAGTTTTCTATTATAATTTCCAGTTGCTGCAAAAATAATTCCTTCTGCATTTTGGTCCCAACCTGTATCACCTGCTAGAGTATATCCAGAACTAAATCCTGTGGTTACGATACCTGCAGGTGCTGATCCACCAAAGATGTATTGTGAACCAACTTCAATATACTTTCTCCAGTATGAAGGAGAACCTAAAGAATACTCTGCATCTTTTGCTTTTGATAATCCAAGATGCTTCTCAAGAACTGTTCCAGAGTTTCCAGTAACTGTTCCCTCACTATCAACAACTACAACATGAACTTCATCAAATCTAGATCCTCTTGCTGCTGCATACTCTGAAGTTCCTGGACGATCTGCAATTTGATTCCACTTAATTTTAGATGATGAAGTTAATGTTAGTTCTTGTTGATCAAACCAATCTTTTGCTGTTATAACTGATGTTGCAACACCAACTGAGCCTCCAGAAGTACTAAACCCTATCTCACCTGTGGTCGAAAACTGGTAAACTCCTCCTGCTTGGTATTCAATAGAGGTTTCTGTTCCTCCAGAAGAAACATGACTGAGTATTTTAACTTCAACTTCTGCAGTACCAACTCCAGTAACAATTCCCTTGAAATAACCATCAAGTACGGAAGTTGTCCCAGATCCAGCAATAATAGTTCCTGCAACTGCCTGAGTAATTCCATATCCAACAGAAGCATCCGCCGTATTAATGCCAAGAATTTGATCTGCTTTAGCATCAATAATACCAACTCTCAGTCCATTTGCCCATGAACCAGGATTTCTTGCGGCAACTACTACATCAGTAATAGTATTTTCATCGTATCCAAGTTCTTCATAATGATCTAAACTTTTGATTTTAATGCTGGTACCAACACCAACCATTGCATTTATAAGACCAGTATCATCTGCTCTTACAACACTAAGTGATCCACCATATGCCAAGAAAGAAGAAGCAGTGAGCCAGTGCTCATAGTGCTTATCTGTTCCGTATGGTCTTCCGAAGACTTCTAGTAAGTCCTTTTCGCTCCCGACTATTGTAGGAACTTCTACAGGACCTTGTGCGAAAGGTGAAACAATCGCACCAATGCTAGTAGAAGTTGGATCAACTCTACCGACAGTTAGGTCTACTTCCCTTACTACAATACCAGGAGATGCTAAATTTAGTGGCATCTTGTTTTTCCCTCGCAGCCAAATTTATCTAAAAATATTTATGAAAAGGGGTATTTCTAATGGGGAAACAGTGCGTGAATATTTACCAATCAGGATATTCCCAATTAGATTGATATTTTTTTCCTTTTTTTACTCTCTCTATAGTACACTCCTTACATTCATAAGAATATGCTGATGGTAAAGTCTTTCTATCTTTTCTTGTGAGATAGTAATCTTCTATAAGATTTTTAACTCTTCCACAAACTCTACACTTACGATCAAAAAATAATAAATGTTCTAGTTCTATCTCATCATCAAAGGACATTACATATAATCCCACATATATGAACGATCTCCATACTCATCGGTATGCCATCTATCTCCATTTGCATCTACAAAACTTTCTCCACTATCTAAACCATCGGAAATAAATCCAAAAGGTGCCATGTCCTGCTCAATCTGATTTTTTTGTTCTTCATAAATTCTTCTTCGGACATCATTTTCTGTCATCTCCTTAAAATAATCTTGTGCAACTAACCAAGAGAATATTACAAGACACATTGCAAGGTCATCATTACACCCTTCTTCTGCTTCAAATGAATTTCCTCTTTGAGCAAAAGTTGTCAACTCTGATATGATTTCATAGTCAGATGCAATTAATTTATCATCCTCAATAAGTGTCTTTAAATTGGAACATCCCAATTTCTTAACAGAAGATGTTGTTCTAACTCCAAGTTGAGATTTCTTTCCACTAAATCCAGATCCAACAACTTGTCCGTTTCTTCCCCTCATAGCACACATAAGAATATTTTCATATTCCAAATCATACTGAAGAATACTTGCTACTTGATCTCCAATATCATTCACCTCAATCAATAACCAAGATTGATTATATGCCTTTGCTACATCCAAAATAATATTTGGAAATAACATTGGTTTAACTTCATTATTGCGATATTTGCCTACAACTTTATAAGGAAATTCTGTAATATCAAAAATAATAAATGCGGAATAGTCATTACCCAATCCACGAGCAACGTCTACAGTAATCAGATAATTGTGCTCTTGTTTTGGTTCTTCGTAAATATCCAACCCTGCATTCTTTTTAATAGGATCTTCATAAACCAACATCTTAAGTTTTGCTGGATTAATAAGAGTATTAACCGATCCTAAGAACTCACAATTGTGTGATACTAAATTATTTGAATAATAAAGATTATCTTCACCAACATCAAGTAAATCATAAAGATATATTCCCTCTTCTACTATTTCATTATATACTACTTTTTTCC